ATTCCTTCCAATGTTGTGGTGAAGTACACTACCAAACGTTCTACGGAATGTCTGTTGAAGAGCAAAATGACTTTCTATCTTTTGAGGAGTTTGATAATGATCTACTTTGATACTGCTTGGAGTCCACCTATGGCTATTTATAAAAGTAAGTATTCCGATTGTCCCTTCACATACATCGGTTATGATGCCTATGATAATAAAGTATTCTATCAAGGCAACTCCCTTGTATACCTAAAAGCCAATGCTGAAGCATATCTTAACAACCTATCTGATCATGAGTACAACGATGCAGAGATATATCTTATAGATATTGTTGCAGGTAAACTTATAAATTTCAGGTTAAAATTCGGGCTAATTATCGAGGATAACGAATGAACACTAAAGCCTATCCCATACTAACTCTCACACCTGTCATAGCTCCTTCCATATGGTACTCCAGAGATGTCTGGAATGTACCTAATGGACTGTACTATGATATCAAGTCCCTAGAGATGTACTTTGTGAGTAACAGTCGCTATGTACAGTCTGTAGGTTATTTACCATCAAACGCTATGGAGGTTCAAGATGAATTAGAAATCTAACTTTAGCCGGTACCTAATAGGGAATTTCCAGTAAATAGTATCATATAGATATTATTAATAAAGAGAAATAAAAAAGAGAATATCCTTAATGAATATTCTCTTTAGAGTCTCTTTCAAGACTTATCTTCAAGACCTTCTTGAAAGATAATTCTCTGGAGTTCCTCATCCGACATATCAGAGACTCTAGTAGTAGTGTTCTGTTCAATACGTTGGAGTTTAGGTGCCTGATACTCTGCTAGCATACTAGCATATCGAGCTGCATCTTCTAAGTTATCTTCTTGAAGAGCTTGTAGCATAGCCATCTTAATAACATCCAAGGAGGACATTTCTGGAAGTTCATCCATGACTGCTTTAAAGTTCTTAGCAGAGAGTTTAAAAGCTTCTCTTGCTTGAATATTAGCTAGTCGTGATTGAACACTTTTCTTTTGGTTTTCCTTAGCTGTATCTGAAGTAATTACTTTAAGATTAGCTAATGAGTTAACATTTCTTGCTTTTCCACCTGACATATGGTTCCTTTATAGTAGAGTAAAATCTCTATTAGGTACCATCTAGCGAACTATTCGCTAACACTAAACTCTTAAAGGACACAAAATGACTGATTCTATTAACAACACTGGTTCTAACGTTATGATCAAAGAAGTAAAGTTGTACTGGGCTAAACTCGATAAGCCAGTATCACCCTTCGGTACTGATCAATGGGAACTCTCTATTCAAGTTCCTAAGAAGCGTGAATCTGAACTTGCTAAGTTTGGTAAGGTGAAAGCTGGTTTTGAGCCTAATACTGTTGCAGTACAGCTCAAGAAGAAAGCTATTAAGAAAGATGGTTCTGAAGCTGCTAAGGTACGAGTTGTAGATTCTTCTAAAAATCCTATCGACTCTAAGACCATCGGTAATGGTTCTGTTGGTAACGTTATTGTCTTCCAACAAGACTATCAGATCAAAGCACCTAACGGTAAAGTAACAAAAGAAGGTACCTCTACAATGTTGACTGCTGTACAAGTAGTTGACTTGATTAAGTACGAACCAAAGAACACTAACTTCGTAGACTTCGATGAAGAAATGCCTGAGGGTACTCCTGCTACTGAAGAAGAAGGAATGTTCTAAACACATATCTCTATGAAGATTCCTAACGGATTCTTTGTAGAGATTTTTTATTCAATCATAAAGGACACATAATGACAAATCATCTCTCAGACTTTAAACAACGTAACAACAATTTTTATGTTGAGTCCATTAGTAATGCTTTCATTGTATCAATGGAAGTAGTTACAGAAAGCAGTGATTGGCTTACACTAAAAGTATCTGTACAAGATACTAACCAAGTTGCTATTCTGCTTAACGAGTATTTCATGCTAAAAGAAAGGAACTAACCATGAGTGTCATGAGTGATCTACATCTGCAAATTCATGAGCTATACAATGCTGGTGTTATACCAGAAGATATTGCCTATGAACTCGATATTACTACAAACTGGGTACACGATGCCTTATCTGTTGTAATGTTTGTTGATATGTTAGAAGAGGAATATAATGATTAAGCGTAGAACTATCTACCTTGCAGGTCCAATGGAGCATGTATCTTCTGATGCTGCTTCTGGTTGGCGTAACACTGCTAAATCTCTGCTAAAAGATCACTATGATATCCTCGATCCATGTCGTAGACTACATAACTTCGAAAAGCGTTACATGAAACGTATCTTCGAGTTAGACCTACGAGATATTCGGGAAGCAGATATCTTATTAGTAAACCTTAATGACCCTAAACTAGCTAAACACGGTACTGCTATGGAAGTATTCTATGCCTCACATACACTAGGTAAACCTGTTGTAGCTTTCAAAGCTGAGGATGATCATATCCATCCTTTCTTTGAGTCATTAATTACTGAATGGCGATCTACCGTAGATAAAGCTTGTGAAACACTTATTGAGGAATACCTATGAAAGTATTGATAGTAGTACTGTCGTTAATATCATTAAAAATGATGCTTGCAATAATCTTCTCTAAAAAGAAACTAAAACTTTAAAGGAAATAAAATGCCTAATTGGTGTGCAAACGCAGTAGTTATTACAGCCACAGAGCATGAAAGTGCTCAAATGATTCGTAGACTTGATACCCACCTTAAAGAAGGAGGTGGTCTAATGTCTTTCTTTATTCCAATCCCGCCAGAACTAAACGATCCACGTACTGGTTCATTCGGTGGTGAAGATGCAGATGAAAAGAATGCGCTAAGAGAATCTTTGCTAGAAAAATACGGTCATTCAGGTTGGTACGACTGGTGTTTATCAAAATGGGGAACCAAGTGGGATGCTCAATCAGATGATATGTTTTTCTCTATTGATGGTGATAGTATGGAAATCTACTTTGATACTGCTTGGAGTCCCCCGATAAAATTCTATACAGAACTCTTTGAACGTTTTAACTTTAAGGTTAATGCCACGTTTGTAGAACAAGGTGTTAACTATATCGGTTACTACGTTAACGGTGACTATCAAGAAGAAGATTTTATGTCTGATGAACTCGACTATAATGATGATGACTACTACGAAAAGATGGATGAACGTTTAGAAAGTTACTTTGAAAATACAAACTATACTCATCCCGCAATACCAAACCACACAGGAGGTTGATATGCCTTATATCACTAAACAACAACGCTGGGATGTTAACGTTGATTACGCTCACCGTATGCCTAATGACTCGGGTGAGCTTAACTATATCCTGACTACAGTCTGCTTAGACTATCTTGCGCATAAAGGAGAACGATATGTAACTATGAACGATGTAGTCGGTGCCTTAGAGAGTTGTAAACTCGAAATGTACCGCCGATTAGTTTCACCGTATGAAGACTCTAAAGTAAAGGAAAATGGCGATGTCTACACCTCAAACTGATTTCTATGATAAAATGGCCTCTAGTAAATGGCTCAAGTCTGCTAACAAGTGGTACAATCAACCTATTATTGAAGAGGAAGAAGAAGAGGCAATGCGTAGTATTGAATACCTTAATGATCTTACTAAGGATCAAATCAACCCTACACACTATAAAGGTGTAGCTGCTGGTAAACAGTATATTGAGTTGATGCAGGATCTTCTCGAAGGATACTCAGGAGTTGAAGCTCATTTGCTAGGTCAAATCTATAAGTACTCTATGCGACTTGGAAAGAAAGATTCCAAAGAGCAAGATGCTACTAAGATCTCTTGGTATGCACAATGCCTAGCTAACTACTATCGCACTGGTAGAGTCGAAACTGGCTGGAAATAAGGAGTAAGTTATGAAGGTGTTTGTGTACTTCAACCTACACAAGCGCCTCTTTAGTGTTAAATCACTTGAGGGCGCTAATAAAGGTAAGGTTATCGGTCATAGTCATTCAATCGTGCTAGGTCATACTCAGTTTAAAGTATCTGAGGCTGGTCGTCAACGAGTACTGCGTGAAAGGAAAAAGAACGTACACGCTGGTGTAGCTGGAACACTAATTGATGTTGGTACCATCGGTGAAATGTTTAAAGGTGATGTAGTAACCTACAACCCTTACAAGTACAACACCTTCGTAAAAAAGTTTACTAATAACCCCGTATACAGAGGTAAACTAACTGCCTTAGAAGTATTCGATAAAGTTCCTCGTATAGTTAACATGGAGTATGATGATGTCGATAGTTAAAATGTCGCTTGATTACAATGTATTTGTATGGTGTGACTTTGAGTATGATCACGATACAAAGTATTGTAATCTACTAGAAGCATACTTAAAAGATAGTGATGTTAACCTAGCAGAGTATCTGTCAGAAGATTACATAAAATATCTTCAAGATAGTTACGTGGAGATGAACTATGAATAGGAGTAAGAATGAAACTAGTTAACACCGTCACAAAGTTTGTGGCTGGAAGTAATAAGTACTTCGATATCTTTGAATGTAAGGTAGATGAAGTTGAGGCTTACACCTCTGCTTCAGATAAACTTATGATCAAAGTTACTATCGAAGGTACTGAGTACTCTGGTCTACATAACAAGTGGGTATACGACTTCCTATGTGAGAATGAAGGCACAGATTCCTTTGTAGTCATGTGGCGAGCACCTAAGGGTGATCATATGCTGGCATACGTCAAAGATATCTGGGTTAATCATCTTGAAGGTAACGACAAGAATGAATCAATCAAGGAAGAAAATATACCTGACCGAGAAGAAGGTGAAGCGTTCGTCTATATGTGGGTAGATCACAACGACAAGAAATATATCGGTAAACATAAGGGCAGTACAAGTGACGGCTATATATGTTCATCAGAAAAAGTTCTTGAAGAGATTGAAAATAATCCAGCTGGCTTTATACGTACTATACTCGCATATGGTACTGATGAAGAAATGCTTGAACTAGAAACTATGCTGATCATGCAGCTGAAAGCTACTCGTTCAGGTATGTACTACAACTTATCCAATAACTTAAGGAAAGACTAATGGCACAATACGACTTTGATACTGTACTTAACACAAGATCTTTTGAGGTCGCAATTGATTCTATCGCTAAGTATGGCTATTTCGAACATAAGAACTTAGGTGATGAATGTGGAGGTGGTTTATGGTTTGATAATGACTTTAAGCTAGTTGACTATGATGGCGTAGCAATACTACCCAAAGAAATAAAAGAAATCTTGATTAAGTTAGGACATATCGATGCGCAAACCGCTGATGACTATTGAAAACGTAGCTTACTTCGTAGTAGGTTTATTTATCGGGCATATTATTGTAATGGTATTAGGAGCATTAACATGAAAAAAGATGTATACGAGCGTTTGGTTGCTGAGGCTGGCTTCTGTTTATGGGGAGATGAACCTTGGAAACCCAAAGGACAACTAGTAGATTGGTCTCAAGGTTATACTAAAGAACTAAAGAAATTTACCAAGTTAGTTGAAGACTACGTTTGTAAGCAGTACATGAAGGACGTTATCAACTTATTAATGATTCAACACGAGGCGGCTAGGGGAACGCATAACTATTGGCACGTTGCGGCTAATCTAGTGAAGGCTGAGTTTTTATCGGAGGAGGATGTATGACCACAGACGAAGCACTGAAGCTGGCGCTGGAGGCGTTGGAACTTGAAGACATGGCGTGCCGCTACGAAAAAGAACCAACCCCTGAGCATATTGCCAAAGCCATCACCGCCATCAAGCAAGCCCGTTCAGCACCTGTGCAGGAGCCTGTGGCGTGGAGAAGATATGAAGGAGAAGAACACATGACAACAGTAGGAACAGGAAACGTAACATTGATTAAAGAGAACGAAGATGGTAGTGCTATCTACCAATTCAACTTCCCACCAGAAGCGATAGAAGCACTCACAAGGCTAGGTATCCTCACTGCTATTCAGGCAGGGATTGATGAAGCTAAAAGGCTACACCCAGATTATAATCCAGAAACAGACGGTACCTAATAGGACTAAAGGAAAAACATGAACATCGAAGACATACTACCACTAAATACCCAAGAAGAATGTGCTGAAGTAATTCAAGCTATCTCTAAGGTATTTAGGTTTGGTCTTAATCAAACACACCCTGAGACGGGTATCAGCAATAAGGAAAACCTTCAAACAGAGATTGGTCAGTTGTCTTTTATGTTAACAATGCTTGTTAGTCAATGGGACTTAGATACAGATGCTATCGAAGAATCATACCATAACAAGATGGAAACATATCAGGAATGGTATAAATATTTTCCTAAAGAGGGAGCATATGTTAATTGAGACATCGCCCGAAGGGTATACAGAAATAACTGTAGTTATTCGTAACCCCTTTGATAGCGAATCAACAAGTTTATTTCTAGAGTTCTTAGACACATTGTCAGAAATGGAGATGATATATGACAGAGCAACAGAAGACGAAGACTTTGAGTGACTGGGATGTGATGTACATGGATATCTGTAACGTAATCTCTAAGCTGAGTTATGCTACGGATAAAAAGGTAGGTGCTATCATTGTTAAGGATAGTAACATTATTTCCTTCTCATATAATGGTACTGCTAGAGGAACTGATAATAACACTCAACAAAATCCAGTATTACATGCTGAAGCTACTGCAATCGCTAAGGTTGCCGCTAGTAACCATTCCACTAGTGACGCTACGCTTTATTGTACTCTCGCCCCTTGTATTGATTGCAGCAAGCTTATATACAGCAGCGGAATTAGTCGGGTCGTATATCGAGACGATTATAAGTCTATGGAGGGAGTAGAATACCTACGTAAGCTTGGTGTATTAGTTAACGAACAACCAAGTAACACAAAGCTATTCTCTGCTAAAGAGTTAGCTAACACGGGACTACTATGACTGAATACGCATGGATGATAATTGTAGGAATGATCGCTCTAGGTCTATACCTACACTATCTTATTGATAAAGTCCGAGATATGGAAGACCAAATCGAAGCATATCAAGAGTTAGTGTTGGGTATGGCTAGAGAGCTAGAATCTCTTGGCTCACCTAATGTTAAGGTCATGTTAAAGGAAGACGATGATGAAGAATAAGTTACCTAAAAACATTTCTGTATCGGTAGCTTGTCTACCACCTGCAGAAAGGGAAGTAAAAGAACTGTTTACTAATTGTCTTATAGACTACAGTAAACGGTTTAACTTACCTATTACCGATAAGAAAATTCATATTGGTATTTGTGCGGTAGAGTATGATGCAGAAGCTTCTAATCAAGGTATCACTAGCTTTTCTGAGGACAATCAACGCATCTTAATACAGGTACGTGATCCCTTCTTAAGCAACTGGGAACCTAACAAGTATATGATAGATCACTTTGTTAGTATACTTTGTCATGAGATAGTTCATGCATGTCAATTCTTATGCGGTAGAAAAGACTTTAAAATCAAGGGCTTAACATACGACAACAAGGATACATTCGAAGCTTACTGCTTTGAACCTATGGAGATGGAAGCCCGTATGCTAGAGTATTTCTATGCAGAGAACTATGGAAAGAAAATTGTATGAGTAAATTAAGACTATGCGTAGACATAGAGACTAACGGCTTTATGCCTGATGTCTCTAAGATCTGGTGTATGGTTGCAATTGATTCGGATAAGGGTACTGTGTACTCTTTCTCTGACTATGATAGCGAACTTCCCTCAATGGAGGAGGGTCTAGAGTTCATTGGAACAGCTGACGTTATCTTCGGTCATAACTTTATTGGTTATGACTTGGTAGTGTTGAAGCACCTATTAGGTTGGAGTCCAAAACCAAATCAACAAGTAATCGATACATGGATTCTGTCTCAGATGAATCAGTACAAACGTGATCATAAACACGGTCTAGAAGGATGGGGTTCTAAACTAGATTTCCCTAAGCTAGAATTCAATGACTTCAGTCAGTACACTAAGGAGATGTTAACATACTGTATCCGAGATGTAGAGCTTAACGTAAAGGTCTATCATGAACTTGTTAAAGAGTCTATGAAGATTATAAACAAGCATCCTACATACCAACAAGGTATCAAGACTGAGATGGGCTTTGCAGCTATCGAAGCAGAGATCCGTAATAAGGGTTGGATGTTTGATATGGCTAGCGCTCAATCATTGTTAACAGATATCAACAACAAGCTAGATGCTATTGAACTTGTATTAGAACCTAAGATCGGTATGCGCTGCATTAAGATTGATAAAGCTGATGAATACAAGACACCTGCTTGGCGTAAAGATGGATGCTATACGGTAGCTACTGTAAAGCACTTTGGATATACACAAGAGAGTGGTAGGGAAGATCGTCCTATTGATGGTCCATATTGCCGTGTATCCTTTGAACAGGGTAAGGTAGGGTCAATCGAAGTAGTAAAGGACTGGCTATACTCTATTGGATGGGTACCTGATGAATGGAATGTTGAGCGTATCAACGGTAAATTCGTAAACAAGTCTCCGAAAATTACGGAATCAAGCCTCGAAAATTTAGCAAACGATGCGATGCTAGTATCAGAATACTACACCGTACGTAGCCGTAAAGGTATTCTTGAAGGATGGATTGAAGAAGTAAAAAAGTCACCTAACAATAGACTACATGGTCGTATGTGGACTATCGGTACGCCTACTTTTAGATGCCGTCATGAGGTTGTTGCTAACCTACCTTCAGTAGACTCTGTGTATGGTAAGGAGATGAGGTCACTACTCATCTGTGAGCCTGGAACTACTATTGTAGGTGCCGACTCTGCTGGTAATCAGATGCGAGGTCTTTGTCACTACATTGGTAATGATGAATTCACTAATGAAGTAATTAACGGTGACGTACATCAACGTAATGCTGATGCGCTAAGTGTCTCTCGTAAACTAGCTAAGCCCTTCTTATATGCCTTCCTCTTTGGTGGTGGTGCTGGTAAGTTAGGTCTTATCCTTAGTGGTAAACGAGATGCTAAGATAGGTCAAGAGGCTATGGATAAGTTTGAAAGGTCTATTCCAGGACTTAAAGAACTTAAAGATAAATTGATGGTACAATACCAAAACACTTCTTCGGCGTTTGGTAAAGAAAAAGCATTTATTAGAGGTCTAGATGGACGTCTTGTATTTGTTTCTTCTCCACATCAGATCTTGAATTACCTATTACAGACAGCTGAAGGCGTAACCTGTAAGGCTGCTGCAGTGTATCTCAAAGAGAAACTAGTAGAAAGAAACATTCCACATTACTTTGCTCTACATTATCATGATGAAGTAGCAGTTGTATGTAAGGACGAACACGTAGAAGAAGTACGTGAGCTATCTGTAGAAGCTTTTGTTGAAGCACCTAAGTGGTTTGGTATCACTTGTATGGGTGGTGACGCAAAGGTAGGTACTAACTACGCAGATGTTCACTAAGAAAGGAAGATATGATTGGACCAGACGATCAATTTGACTTAGCTATTATTGACGCTGACAGTATTATCTACCAGATAGCACACTATCAACCGT